AATGACGCACACAGTAGCAGAAGAAGGGCAAGAGTAACTGAGATGCCTTACGGCACTATAATCCCGATTCAAACAGCAACAGTGGGTGACGGATTAAGGTTGAACACTGAGCGTTTGGATATGCAAAACATTCAAACTTCAATAAAGGATCTTGTTGGATTAATAGATGACCCGAGGGCCAGAGGTTTGGGGAAAATGGGTACAAAGGAAAGAGGTGAACTTGAAGGACTTAGGCAGCGTTTAATTAACAATGTCCAGGTGCTTCGTGACTATGGTGTACTGTCACCTTCCGAGATTCAAAATATTGAAAGATCTGTTCCTGATTTAAACGGCTTCATTCAACTTGTTACTCGAGGGTTAGGGTCAGACGAGTTTACTAAAGGTATTTTGAATACGCTTTATACAGAAACAATTAATCGTGAGAGACAACTCGAGGCAATGATAAATTTATATGGTGCTCCTATGACAGACTATAAGCGGTTTGTTGGTGATATCCCCGGACTAAATACTGGACAGGGAAATGAGGGTAGCCAAAATCAAAGTGCAGTTGATTCATTCAGATAAAACTAATGGCAGAAACAGAAAATAAACAAGTATCAAATTGGGAGGGAGCATTAAATCCCTTCACGAATACCTTTGACGGAATCCGTGCAGAGATAGATGCGATCATTGCAGAGCAGGATAAGATCACAGAACAATATCCTGATCAAAAAGAAGCAATCAGCAAAATGGCAATTGATCGAATTCACTCAATCCTAGGAGACGCAGGAGTTTCACCTGATTCTTACCGGGAAGCACTGAAAACTGAAAAACAGTACTCACTTCCCTTCTCAGATAGCCCTCACACATATGTTAAAGGAATAGCGAGGGCATTAGGTCAAGGATTATTTCTTGGTGCTGGTGACGAATTAGAAGCTTTTGTTACTCACATGATCAAGAATAAGATGCTTACAAATGAGGGTAACGAGGAGCAGACCTATATGGAAGTGCTTGCTGATATTCAGGCAGGCATTTCTGCATTTGAAAAAAAGAATCCCGGTGTCAGTTTAACTTCAGAAATTATTGGAGGTCTGTACTTCCCGGGCTACACAGCAGCAGTGAGGGGAGCAAGAGGATTATACAAGGGTTCTAAGATGCTCGGTGCAGGAGGAAAAGAAGCAGCAGCACAAGGGACTGTTGGTGCGGTTGCAGGTACTGGATATTCTTTTGCAAAAGATAGAGACGTTAGTCCCCTAGATCCACTTATTGCAGGAGGAGGTGCAGCAGCATTCTCAAGAGCACTTACTAAAACTGGCGAACTTAGAAGAGGAGCAGACGCAGATATTGCTGCCTCAAAACTCACACAAATTTCAGGTCCGGGTGGAGTTCTTCCTGATCAACCAAGGTATCACCCAACTGAAGGAGCACAAGTTCCGCTAAGAACTAAGATTGCAAGCAAGCTCCCAAATGTCCCCCCTGCTCCCGGTGGACCTCCGGGTAGACCTCCAGGTGAGTTGGGCAAGGCAGGTAGTCAAGGATTTCATAATGCTGCAATGCGAGAGATTATTCAGTCAGCAGATGATGAGGGTGTATCCTTCGGGGATCTTCTGATAAAGTTAGATGATTATGTCAAAGCAAATCTTGGTGAACATGTAAGAACAATAGATTTAGTTGAAGAGGGAGGTGATATTGCAAGGTCAATTCGAGGTCTGGCAATTGATAATCCTAAAGCTTCTGCTTCCAAAGGAAGTTTCCTGAAAAGGCAGATAGAAGCAAAGAAGAGAATGATTCCAAAGATCTTTTCTTTGTTTGACCCACAAGGGAAAATGAATGCAGCAGGAATTGATAATAATATTCTTCGGTGGGTTAATAGGTCAAAAGAGATCAGACAGACAAAAGCTCAACCACTATATGATCAGTTTGACAGGATCACACTTTTCGATCCTACAAAGGAAGGAGGTAACCCACTTGGAGGAGAGTTGTGGAATCGTATTAACACGGCAATGGAGTATGACAAAGGTATTAAGAAAGCTTGGACTTCTGCAGCAGGGAAACTTGCTTGGAATGATCCCCGGCTTGCACACACCCTGCACGAAAATATTTTAACTGGAAAACGATTCAATGAATTCAAGAAAAAGCTTGACGGTCAAATAGGAGAACAACTCGCAAAAGGTAATACGCAAGAAGCAAAAGATCTGATAACTGTTAAGAATGAAATGATCGGGTATGTTGACGCTATTGTTGAGCAGACCACAAAGGCAAAACCTGGTCAGGGAGTGTATCAACAAGCACGAAATATCTACTCAGGATCTCACGGTGCAGACAGTGCTTTTGATTTAGGAACAGGAGCAATTAAATCTCACAAAGGTTCTAACTATTCGTCTGACGAATTTGAGGTCCTCTTTGACGCACTATCTGAATCAGAGAAAGCTTTTACCAGGTTAGGTTTTGGGCAGGCAATGAGAGAGTCACTTGAAAGTGATATGACCGAGTTAACACCTAACGTTAAGAAGTTATTAATGGGAGGTGCAAAACCAAATCACCTGGAGAAGAAATTCAACTATGTATTTAAGAATGATTTTAAAAGACCTCTCGGCTTTTTTGGCATCACCAAAACTGGCAAGCAACGCTCGAAAGAATTTTCTAAAATATTAGATAAAGAAGCTAAGTTCTTAAAGTCTTACCGAAGTCTTTTTGGCGGATCTGATACTGCTGCAAAAACGTCTGATGTTAACAGATTAAATAACAAGCTTTCAGACGTTGTTCAAACTGCAGCAGACTTAGGACCAGAAGCATTAATAACTCAGGGTGTCCCGGCAAGAGGAATGTTAGCAAAAAGTGGAGGGTATATTGCTTCCAAATTTTCTGAGCCAAAGCGCAGGCAACTGGCAAGGGAAAAATACGGTGGTGAAATTGCAGAAATGTTATTCAGCGGAGGTGGAGGTAAAGACGCACCGAAGCTCAAACAAACTCTACAAGATTTAGAGAGTTACAAGAACCAACTTGATCTTGAAAGTGGCCTGCTTGGTTTCTCACCTTACAAACAAATCCCCAGGCTCGGAAGATATTCCTTGCTGCAACCAACTCCTATTCCAGACGTGGCATTTCCAAGGGATGTTTGGGAAAATAAGTAAGGGGTGTGTAAGAGGTTGAACTAAAAAAAGAAGTGTAAGGGGTGTCCCGAGAAAGTTTTTTTGTGTTAACCGCAACGCTTTACAGAGGTTGTAAAACAGTATCATTATGAATCACAATTTGACTACACTGTCATAGGTTAAAGTATAAAGCGTGTAATTGCAAGAGGTTTCAAGTGATTAGGTTTTTCAATTGGACTAGGTAGGTGGTAAATGTAAGGGGTCTCGTAAGGGGTTAGAAAGTTGTAAGGGGTGTCCCCTGTCCCCTCAAGGGACACCCTATTAGTTACTTAGACCGGGTAAAAGCTACAGGAGGTCCGGGCCAAGCAGAGTTATCATTTGCTGATCTAGGGTTCTGCCTAACCCAAGCTTTCCCCCCTTTTATCCTGTAATAGATCCCGTTATCCTCTATAGATTTATACAGGCATTTCTCTTCATCGATCAGGTAAAATTCGTCTGCGATTAATTCACGTTCATTCATGCAACCTCCTTTAATTGATTAGGGTTAATTTCGATTAACTTATTTTTAGGTTCCTGATTACGAAGAGTTCTGACAGTCTTCTTACCAAGAAAGTTTTGGTTCTTCTCAACAACATGATTGACCCTGTTTGAGTTGAGATATCTTTTTGTTGTTTCGATCAGTTCGTGACGCAGGAAAGTTTTTACAATATATATGTCCCCTGTAATCTCGAAAAGTTCGATTGCACCAGTATGACGAAATGAGTGCCAAGGCTGTTTGCCAAAAATGCCAAGCTTGTTTAGCTTCGTACCAAAAGCTCGAGTATAGCAAGTTTCGTTCTCAAACCAAGGTCCTCCTGAATCATTTGCAAGAACATACTCTTCAGGATCTCTTCCCTCGAAATCTCTATCAAGGAACTCAATCAAAGTATCATTTGATGCAAACAAGGTTCCGACACTCCCCTTTTCCGACAACTTATAACCTTTTGCCTTTGGCAACTTGAAGTGTGAATGTACTGGAGAATCCTTAAACCAGTGCTTGATTTGCAAATGAGTAATTTCATGCTTCCTTGCCCCAGTAAAACGAGCAAGATAAAATCCTCTCAAGAAGTTCTTATCCCCACCACCCTCGTAAAGTTCTCGAGCATGATTCTCAAAGGTCTCTAACTCCTCTTCTGTAAAAGGTAATGATTCAGGCTTAGGCTGCGTTACCTTTGGGTAAAGCGGAATGTTCTCGGTATATCCCTTCAGTTGCAGATACTTAAAATATCTTTTGATCTGCCCTTGGATAAGATAAAGAGAACTCTCTGCAGTTCCACCTCTTTTTACCAAGGCTCTTAATGCTGAGATAATCTTGAAGCCTGTACCGTCAAATTTAAACTCAAGCTCATCGAAACGATAATCACCAAGTCTCTTCGTGATCCCCGAATCGTGAGTAATCAAAAGATCCAAAGCTTTTACCTGGCAGGTTCGATAAGAGTTCAGTGTGTAATTATTTTGTAGCTCAATTGAGACATAATCGAAATATGTTTCAAGTGCTTCGTCAAGTGTAGAAGCAGATAAGTTTGAAGATGCTTCCTTGGTTGCCTGCTTGTTCACAATAAAGTTTTCCCTCTTTCTCAGGAGATCAGAACGAAGAGCGTTGTGAAAACGAACCTGCTTTGAATTATATGAGACTTTGGGTTGCTCGTTCTCAACAGCAAATTCTGCTGCATCATAGTCAAGCTTACCTGCAGTGGTTGCTGAGATCCTTCTAGCATACTCACGAAAGAGTGACAGGTTAGCAAAAAGTACAGTCTGCGAAGGAAGGTTTGAACCGTCCGAATTCCTGAACTTTGCTACTAGGTTTTGTCTTGGCCTGAATATTGTGATTGGTTTGAATGCGCTCATATTGTCTCCTTTAGACTAATTATGAAGCCGAATTATTCCGACTTCATATATATCTTAGAAGCAATATTCGCTATATGCAAGCAAATAATGTTTATTTATGAAAATAATTCACCTACTACTGAAATTGTTGATGAATCTAGGCAGTGTAAGGGGTGTGTTTATATAAAGTATTATGTTCTGTAATCAGACCAAGGGCCGGGGAGCTAATCATTTCTCGCTCACCTAGGACGATTTCAAGTCCGTGATTGCCTAGGAATATTGCTGCTGCACACAGCAAAGTATCAAGTGAACTCTCGGTTTTACATTCTAATAAACCAGACTTAGCAAAATTAACTTCGTCATATTGCAATTCATATTCTAAGCAATCGTGTCTAGTTACGATTTTGTAAATGTCAGGTTCGAGAGATTTCCAGAGATCCCAGTTTGCTCTGGTTGGTTTTGACAAAGTTAAAGTGAATTTTATTATCATTGCTTCCTTATTTCTTAAGAATTCGTTCCAACGAATCTATTAGCGTATTTGCATCTCGAAGTTCAGTCTCCAAATCCAAGATACGTTTATCTGCTGACTTGCCTCTCAAGATATAATTCATATCATATCCCTCTCTAGCTGCGCCTATTAGAATGTTCGCAGAAGGTAAGCTATTCCCTGCCAAGGATTTAGAAAGCTGCCCGGCATGACAAGGTATCTTTGCAGCTAGGGATCTCTGAGTATCCCCCTGTTTACTCATTTCCAGCTTGAACCTGTCAAGGATTGCTTGCAAATGAGGAATTTTATTAATTAAAAGTGATTTTGTGCTTGACATGTGTATTTCTTGCATGATAAAGTATATATTCAATCATCATTAGCGTATTGAGATTGTTAATAAACGATACATAATTGTCTATGAAAGAGCAACAATTATTTTTAAAAAAAGATAAGGGGGGGGTCTTCCCAATTCAGGGATGTGGGCGTTTGCTCCTTTCTACCACAAAAACCCCCCTCACATTTGCAACAAGGTAGTAAATACTGACGTAATATTAACTGAAAGGAATAGTATGTCAAACAAAAAAGAAACGGATATTCTTTTTAAATCTTCATTGGATGATATTAAGTTCTCTCCTGACATTGAAGGATTTACAAAAGGAGACGCAGGACAACTAATAATCGAACCTGAGTGGTTTCCGGGTTCCGAAGATTTCTTCTGTGTAGACCACTTCCCCTCAATCTTGAATTGTACTGAATCCGAGTACCACCAGATTCAAGCATTCTCAAACTCCTTTGGTTCAACTCTACTAAACGAAGATCCTTGGTTTCAAAAAGCTTGGACAGGTATAGAACCTTCCCGGCCTATGATCTTAGGATCTGCAGCAGAGTTGTACCTCGAACTATTATCAGACTGTATTAAGGAGCAATCCTTTATAGATCTTGATCGAATGAATTGGGATGTGGGTAAGATCCTTGAGCATGTTATCGTTATGCCCCTTTGGGAAGGAACAGGTGCAAGAAAAAATCAGCAGGCATTCAAAGACGATAACAAAGGTAAGTTGATTATTACCGAAAAGGAATTTGACACAATAATGCTGATGCTGAAATCGGCACTTTCAAATAGTCAATTTTGGGAAAGATTAAACGGAACCTGGCAGACAATTATCCTGTGGATTGAAGACGGTATTCCTATGAAGGCAATGCTGGATCATATCACTCAGAATTTAATCACTCGGAACATCAAAACTCCCGGTGACTTTAAGACTACTGATGTGGGTAATCAGAGAGCATTTCATAAGAAAATGTATGACAGGAATTACGACATGCAAGCATACCACTATACTGCTGCCTTGCAGGCACTTTATCCTGACGAAAAAATCGGTAATTTTGTTTGGTACGTTTTGGAAACTCAAGATCCCTACGGTAGTGGATGTTATTACGCAGACGAAGTTGTCTTAGAAAGTGGACGTGCTAAACGTGCTCGAGCAATGGAAATTGCCAAGCAGCTTCACGCAAGTGGCGAGCTCGCAGTTTTTCCTAATTACTCACCTGGTTATCCTAAAGAATTAACCCTTTGGGATTGGCAGATTAACAGATCACTCCGAATGGAACAAGAAAATGAGATCCTCAACTAAACTAACTAAAGAAGTAGTGCTTAAGCACTGCAATATATATGACGAAGAATTCAAGGTAACAGTACCCGATTCTAGTTTCGATTTAAAACGAACATATGAGGTAGCTGCGTCAGAAGTTCATAAGAATAAAAGACTTCAGGAATGCAGTATTGAATCTATACTTGAGTCAATTAAGCAGGCTTGTTATTTGGGATTAGAACCTTCTTCAGTAACAGGAGAAGCATATTTGGTCCCCTACGGTAATAGGTGTACTTTAGTTATCGGCTATAAAGGTCAACTCGAATTAATGTACCGAGGAGGTCATGTAATTTCAGTTTGGGCACACCCTATATATGAGTCTGACTTGCCAAACGTTGACGTTCAACTAGGTACTAACCCCCAAATAAAACACTCCCCCACTCTTGGAGCTTCTCGAGGTGAACTGGTAGCAGTTTATGCTTGTGCAGAAATCCCAAATTCTTCAAAGATTAAGTTTGATTTTATGACGCGAGAAGAATGTGATCGGATCAAATCCAAAAGTGCAGGAGCACATTCAAAAGCACATCCTTGGAATACAGATTACGAGGCAATGTGTCTCAAGTCTGTTATCAAGAAAATGTCTAAGACTATCAGCAAAAAGCAGGGTATTCATGCTGAGCGTCTTAGTTATGCCTCTGTTGCTGCAGAGGATACTGGTGAAGGTCAGACTATTACTTTAGGTAGTTCTGACTTTCAATATCTAACCAAACAAGAGGAGACAGAAAATGACAAATCAACCGAGTCAATTCCAGAAGGAACTGGACAAGCAAACGAAGGAACTGGACAAACTGGACAAAGCAGTAAACCAAGTGCTATCGAAATCGACAAAGAAAACGCTCCAAAGCCAAACCGAAGAGGAAGGACCCAAGTTAAGCTCAAAGAAGATAGCCCTAGGGAAGAAGTTAAAGAGCGTGTTCAGCAAAATGCAGATCCAGTCAGTAGTGCAAAGGATCAAAAACAAGGAGCTAAACAAGCAGCAGCGTAAACAGGCTCTTAATATTTATATGATCATGAAAAACAGTAATGCTTGCACCTCAAATCCTAGTTGCAGAATAGGTAATATAGGCAAAGCAGATCGGGCAACATTCCACGGTGATGATCTAGATTATGCTTATCCTTATAGTCATAGGTATAACGAACCCGACTCAGATCGTGGTGCTTCAGATGAGTAAGGAAAAGGAGACAGATTGGGACGAAAAACAGTGGAAAAAATTCTGGAAGGATCGGAGGGAAGGTCGCAGAAAAATGTGGGAACTTTTGAGCAAAGAAGATCAAGGTTTAAAAGGTTCACAATTACAATGATCCTAATCGGTGTGATTTATTCATATTCGAGCTTTTTTGACAAGTGGAATCACTTCTTCTTTAGGATGTTGTCATCAATATTATAAGGTGTTAAAGAATGGTCTCAAAAGCAGAGTGGGCAGAAATAAATAGGAAGTTAAAAGAAGGTTCTGGTGAAGAGAAGGAGGAGGAAACTTTGAATAAAAAAGTTAAACAGTGGGATGCACAAACTCAAAGTTACATTGAGCTTAATAAGGAGAAAGGAATGAATCCAAAAGAGGCAGAAAATAAGATTAAAGAGCACGAACAAATTCTCATAGAAATGAGGAAAGAAGTTAGTTCACTTGGCTATATAGTATCGCAGCATCAAAGTTATTTCGAGATGCTACAAAAGTTAAGTGAGCAGCAGAAGATAGAGATTATGAAAAGGTAAAACTGACAGGTATTAGGTTGACGTTATACCGTGGACTTTTATGCAGCGGAGGGGAAACCCTTCTTGTTTTAAATCACCTATAGTAAACAGTACAAACGAGTCCACAACAGGAAGGGTGACGTTTGTAAATAATGTTAAGCATATACCTAGGGGCCAAGATAGGTGCAAGGGTTCTCTTATATACTAAAATTGCCTTGCAGCATACTCCTGTTAAAACGATAAAGAGTTTTTATCTACCAATCCAGGGTAACTACTCTGAAGTTGTCTCTAGGTTATGTTTATTACTTTTAACAGAAAGGAAGGTGACAATGTTGGCAACAGCAAAGAAGAAACGCGGTAGACCTTTGATGCTTTTTAAACACGCAACAAGGGGTAGACCAAAGGAGAGTATTTTAAGAGTGTTTTTCTTTCAACTCAAATACTCAAGAGCACGTCATGTTCTCAACGAATGTCAGGGACGTGATATAACTATAACTGAATATTTCGATAGTCTAGTTTCAAAGGATATCGATTTTAAATCTCAACAGGAAAAATAAAATGGCAGGTAGAAATATATGTAACATGTTTAATAATCCTCCAGACGAGAAGTCAGGTAGAGACGAATACTTCTCGGGTCAGTGGCCTTTCGGAGGGAAAGTGATGCTTTGGCCTCGAAGTGTTAAGGATGATCAGGGTAACTGGGTAGCACCACCTGAGAATCAGCCTCAGTGGCAACTGAAGTGGTATCCCGATACTGAAGGTCTCTAGAAGACGTGGTAACTCAAGATCTTCCAACAGAAACGCGTTTAACCTGAACGCAAAGTAGTTGATTCTGTGAGTTGCCACATTAACTAATTTAACTCAAGGAAGAGGATTTCTGCTCATGGAAGAGCAACCAAAACAACCTGATAGTTTTATTAAGTTGTTCCGCAAAGCAAAGAAGAATCCTCTCTTTAAAAAGCCTTTGACATTTCATTATTTCACCTACTGTTTGATATCAGCTTGGTGGTCAGATACACCTACCAAATTTAGTCTTGGTGGAAAAGAAATCCTTATTAGGAGGGGTGAGTTTGCAACTACACTTAAAAGGTCCGCTTATGAAACTGGTCTATCAATTCAGAACGTTAGGACTGCAATTAAGGCTTTAAAACTAACAAACGTTCTAACAGAGGATCTAACACGAGGTCTAACAAACGGTGGAAGGGTACTAAAGGTCTGTAAATATTCAGTTTATCAGGCTAAAAAAACAGAGGGTAACAGACCTACTAACAGACCCTCTAACAGACCACCTAACAAACAAAGAAAGAAAGTAAAAGAAGAAGGTTTAAAGAACCCCCTTATAGTTCCCCCAAGGGAAAATTTTAAGGAAAGTCACAGATCTAAGATTAGAAATGTGGGTCTATACAGGCAACTAGTTAAGGGTTATCTCAAAATAGGACCGAATGACAAATCACTCAACAAAAGGATCAATGAAAAATATAAGCTCAACAGAACTGCTGAAGAAGCAAAAGAAGAACTACTCCGAGAAGGAAGTGACGAAGGACGTGCAGAATTGGGCAGCAGTCAGGTCAAGGAATGTACGTTTATTCAGGATGCAGACAACAGGAATCCCGGACGGCAAGGGAGGGTTCAGAACAAACAGTGAAAAGGGGGCAGCAGACTTTCTTGGTGTATATCTTCTAGCCAAGATCCCAGTACTGTTTGCCTTTGAAATTAAATCACCAACAGGAAAGCAAAGTGGTACGCAAAAGGCTTGGCAGAAAAGAGCAGAAGACTTCGGAATCAACTACTTCATTATCAAGTCCTGGCAAGAAGCTGAAACCGCGATCCAGAAGCTCCACCAGACGCACCGAAGAAAGATCCACTGGGGATTCCTCGGACCTAATTACCCTGAACACGAAACACTCGACAAAAAACTCTGGGCAAACTTTACAGATTCCTCCGGGGAAGTTAAAAAAACAACTCGAGCAAGTGCTGTCCCAGATCCAAAAAACAAGAAGCAGCCTGACAAAATTCGAGACAGTCCTGGAGGCTGAAGAGTTTGAAGCTGAACTTGAGAAGTATCTGCCTGAAGGTATCGGAGTATTTATTATCCGAGATACTGAAGTAAACTGTTACCAGATAACTTACAGGAATCCTGACCAAAAAGAACTTGATCGAGTCGAACATATCCGCGTTAGGAAATACCTTTACGCTAAATTTAGGGCTGATCCTCAGATAGAGAAAGAGATTAAACGTGCATTCCAAAGACAATACTTCGCTAGGAAAAACCAAGGTTATAAAGTCAAAAAAAGGACTCAGAAAACAGAGGACAGTTGAACTGAAGACTGACCCTAAGTTTTGGCAGCAGGTCTGGATGATGTTCGAGAACGGTGCTAATGCCCTGACTATTGCTCAAGCATATGATCTACCAAAGATGTCAATTTACAGGTGGGTTAAAGAAGATCCTGAGAAGGAAAAGAAGGTTGAAGAGTACAGGCATATGAGAGCAGACGGTAGTGCAGACTCA